GGGCAGTGTCAACTAGGACTGTCGTCCTCCGTCTAAGGTCTTCTGCGACGGTGCTCCATTTCAATATCGTGAGATATTATATGAGCGCTTCTTGTAATCAGCCTTTGGGCCCCAGGGGACGGCTTGCCGTCAACCTCAGCTGACAGTAATATGTCAGTGATTACAATGGAGTAAGATATGGCGTTCCGTATCTATGTGAATAGATCGACACCGACCCTTCGAGAATATCGAGGTGGCACGGTAAACCCGCGAAAGTCGAGGGGATGGAAGACGAATAATTATTACTCGTCTATCTTAAATCGTGGTAGATACTCTAACACGACAATCCCCCCGCCAACTGATGCCTGGACAACCGTCCAGCCTACTACTGCAGTCTACAACCGACTTTACGCCAAGGTCGTAGATAGGGTGCGCGGAAGCGCATCTCAAGGCCTAACGGCCGCTGTGGAATGGAGGAGTTCTCTTGAGATGATTACTCAGAGGGCGATACAGTTGGGACAGGCCTATCGGCACGTCCGCAAGCTTGAGCTAGCTAAAGCAGCTCGTGTGTTGGGAATGGAACCTCAGCATGCAAAGAAAGCCCAGTCCCGGGCGGCCCGCAAGGCCTCACCCGAGTCTGCCTGGCTGGAGTATTGGATGGGTTGGGCACCATTGTATGGCGACATATATAATGCCCTGGACGTTTTACAACGTCCTTACCCAGATGAACACTTCAGGACTGGCTTCGCCTTCGGAAACTCTCCTGCCTCGCAGGTTATAGGGAATCCGGTCTCTTCAATGAGCTATGCCCGCAAGGAGCATAAAGGCTACGCGCGTATTAGCGCGTACGGCAAGTTTCGGGTTACTAATCACAACCTGTATCGTGCCAATCAGCTGGGACTCATTAATCCAGCTGCGACTCTCTGGGAAATTGTTCCTTTTTCCTTCATTGTGGACTGGTTCACTAACGTGGGCCAGGTTCTTAATGGAATGTCTGACTTCGCAGGGGTTACTCTCCGGGAAACCGGGATTGGCCTTTTAGAAGTTGGGGATGTGAGTTGCTTCGGCTATAATGGGCGTTATGAGAACGGGAAGCTCGTGAAAGATTACTTCCACGGCACTGTACACTTCGAAAGGAGGACCAGGTCCCCCGGAAACATACCGTCTCCACGTCTTACGCTTGATTTGCCAAAGCTGTCCCTCACAAGGGCGGCCACAAGCATCTCTCTACTCAGTTCCATCTTTTTAGGGACGGGGTCGATTCGAGCAATGGATGCAACCTTTAACTCACTTAAGAGCCTGCGTAAAGCTGGGTACACTGAGTAAACCAACCAGGATAGATTAGATGGCACAAGCCACCAATTTCACCATCAAAGATGGCGCCTCCACCCCGGCCGACACGGTCTTCTCAAACGTGCAGCCTGCTGGCGGTACCCTGCCAGCCGTGTATTTCGCACGAACGAAGGGTCCTAACCCGTCTTCCCAACCCCGGATTCAAATCTCGGGCAAGGGTGGAAAGAAGCTCCGTGAGGTGCTTCAGACGGTGATGACTCCGTACTTCGTGACGGGTACCGATGGGAAAGTCACTGTTGTTGACAACTGCTACACGGAAATTCGCCACGTGTTGCCTGATTCTGTGCCGGACGATGTCCGCGCACACCACAATGCGTATGTCAGGAATTCTCTTGATGTTCCGCAAGTGGCCGAATCGGGTACCACGGGGTATCCGCCCAACTGACGTGTCGAAAGATGCGTTTTTCGCGATTGCTTTCGTGGCAGTCGTGTTGGGGGTTGTAGCATTACTTCGGTAGTGTTACTCCTTTTGTGACAGTAATACGACAGGGATTACCCAATGCATTACATGCTGAAGATCGTTAACCTCATGATGAGGGCGGTCGGTACGTCGCTTAGCAAAGAGGGTTACAAACTTCTTAAGGCTAAGAAGTTCGATGAGCTTGTCGCCATCGAACCAGCTTCGCTCGAAACATACGGTAGCGCGCATCACTATTTTGGTGATGCGCAAGCGTCGGCTCTTGTCAGGAAACTTCCTGGCTTGCCAACGACTCGTGATTTGCACGAAGAAGCGGTGAAAACCTACTTCGAGTGCGAGGAACAGAACCGTGCAACAAACGCTCGACTTGCCAGATTCGAAAATTGGCTCAGTCGGGGATTTGTTGGTGATGAACTGGACCACCGTCTATACCTACACATTAGACGAGTTCGGGAACTCATAGCGAACGTGTTGGGCAACCTCCCCACAAGGGAGGACCTGATTCCTTACAGGCTTTCTGGAGGATCGACGTACTACGACAAGGGTGAAGAGATAACAATTCCCCACAAAATGGGGTCGGTTCTCGCCGTAACACCTGGTGCAGACCTTCTGTGTAACTACCTTATTAAGGAAACGCTGTGGTACGACTCCTCGCTTCGGCAGGAAACCGTCCGCGGCAACCGATTCACATCGGTACCGAAAGACAGTAAGAAAAACAGAGGTATCTGCATTGAGCCAATTTGTAACATCGCGATTCAACTCGCGGTGGGCGGTCTTATCCGCCGAAAGCTCTATCAGGTAGGTATCCAGATCGACGGTCTAGGGCAAAATAATGCCCAACACCGGCACCGCGAGCTTGCTCGCGAGGCTTCGACGAGTGGCTCCTTAGCCACTATCGATCTGAGTAATGCGAGTGATCTCGTCTCCTATATGCTTGTTAAAATTCTCCTTCCAAAAGGATGGTTTGACTTGTTAAATACCCTCAGGAGCCCGGAAACCCAAATCGGAGACAAGTGGTATAAAAACCACAAGTTTTCAAGTATGGGCAACGGGTACACATTTGAGCTTGAGACGCTCATTTTCTGGGCTTTGGCCCAGTCGTGCACTGAAGGATACGCTTCGGCGTATGGAGATGATATCCTAATTGGAGCGCAAGACGCTCCGGGTCTCATACAGCTGCTCACCCTATTCGGTTTAACCGTAAATATGAAGAAGTCCTTCTGGGACCCTTCTGGGTGTTTCCGAGAAAGCTGTGGAGGTGACTATTGGCGAGGACAGGACGTTCGTCCTGTCTTTCTCACCGTCAATCCCTCCAACCCTACTGAATGGATCGTTCTACACAATCAGTTAGATCGCCTAAGGTATCGTGGTTTCAACGACCACCTTATCGACAAAGCGATGCAACTGTGCGTGGAAGCGGTTCCTATCAGCCTACGCTTATTTGGACCTCCCGGTCTGGATAGCGTGTTCGTTGGCCCATCAAGCAAGTGGAAGACACGTCGAAAACGTCTTAATTACTGCTTTATTGGTGACCACGAAAGGGAAGACCCTACAGACGCTGGTTACGATGAACTTCGGCAAGTTCACACAATCAATCGGAGCGTCGCACTTGGTGATTTCTCACCAGAGGTGCAACTCGCCTCAGCCTTACTGGGAACCCCCTCGTCGGGGGCTACACTCAGGGACTCAGTCTCTGGGTGGAAACCAGTATGGCGTTAGCTTAACCGCTGACAACCGGCGCTGGTATACCGTCTTGGTATACTGAATGGATTTTCATATCCTGGAGGTGGGTAATCCCCCACTGTAAATGGAAAGTCGCC